AACCAGCGTCACGCCTTGGCGCGGCGCCGCCGTGTAGGCAGGGTCCTGCTCGATCCAGTAGTTAGGCAGGTTCACTTCGCCCAGCGGCAGGTTGTACCACTCGTCCTCGTACCGCATCAGCGGCAGGAGCTGGCCAGGGTCGGTGGCGCTTAGCTCTTGCACGCGGCGCGAGAGGCCCAGGACCTGCACGCAATCCTGCGGCATGTCGAGGAACCGATGCACCACCTTCGCTGTGCGCGTCGTCGGCAGGCCATCGGTGAACGCCGTCGTTAACCATGCCTGCGTCGAAGTCTCCACCCACGCGATCTCGTAGGTGCTGCCGTTCTCAACCTCAACCTGCATCCCCACCATGTCGTTGGTGAAGAACGCGCTGCCCGTCGTCACGCTGCCCGTGGTCGTCGAGAACGACATCGTGGCGCTGCGGTCGGGGTACGCGATGACGTCCGCAACCTTGTTGATGAAGGTCCACGGCTTCTCAGTCACGATGCGCCGGTGCGCCTCGTTGAGCATGGCGTCGACCTGCGCCCGGTACGTCGGGTTCTGCGGGTCGTAGTCGAGGACGTTGGCGACGTAGCCGCGCAGCTCAGCCAGGGTTGCCATGCTCGTGCTCCATCAAGCGAAAGCCCCGCCCCCAGGGAGGCGCCGGGGACGGGGCAGTCGACGCCGCGCTCAGAAGTTGGCGAGGACGTAGACTTTGGCGAGGTTGGCGGTGTCCGCCTCGGCAGCGATGGCGATGATCGGGCGCTGGGCCACGGTGGCAGCGCCGCTCTCCACGATGTCGGCAGCGATGGCCAAGCGGCCAGCCGTCGAACCGACGATGAGGCGGGAGCCAGCGACGGTGGCGCCGTCGACGTTCGCCGTGACGAGGCCGCGCGTGACCACCTCGATGCGGGAGCCGATGGTCAGGGCGCCGGTCGGCTCAGCCGAACGCAGCACCACGCCGACCGCCATCGTGTCGGTAGCGGTGCCGGTGTCGGCCTTGACGATGATGAGGCCCTTGTCGCCGTCGCTGGACTGAGCCAGGTCGAGGGACACGACATCGCCCACCACCACCGTTTCGCCCGCGAGGAAGATCTCGGTGGTGCGGCGGTTGGACGAGGTGACGCCAGCGCCGCCAGCGTCGTTGTCGAGGTACTGGAGCAGGGTGTTCTGGGCCATGATCAAGTCTCCGCGTTGACGAGGATGCCGTGGCCGCTGAGGTTGCTCGTGGCGAGCTGCATGCGGACCAGCAGGTTCTGAGAGAACGCGGCGTAGCCCGAGATCATGTCAGGCTCTTCCAGCGAGAAGAACGCGTCCTGATCGAAGTACACCGTGAACAGCTTGCTGTTCAGGAAGTACATGGACATCTTGTTGGTGCCGCCGGACCCGGTGAAGCCCAGGTTGGGCTCGATGTACATGGCGGCGCCGTTGAACTCCAGCCCCAGGCGGCCGGCCATGTTGCGCTGCTCGGTGGCGCTGACGTAGCGCTCCAGCTGCTGCAACTCGTCCTTGTACAGCCCGTAGGAGAGCGGGCTGGCGAGGATGATGTCGACATCGCCCTCGGGCGCGGTCTGCTGGATGTCGATGAGCAACTGCTGCATCTTCTTGAGGCCGTTGGCCGCGAAGCTGCCGTCCTCAACGTGGTTCTGCCAGGACAGCGGGAAGCCGCTCTTGGCGATGCCGCCCACGGTGTTGACCTGGGAGCCGAACGCCACTTCCTCGAACCAGCCGGTCGCCGCGTCGAGGCCGTTGAGGGTCTGCAACTCGGTCAGCACGGTGCTGTTGCCCCGGATGAGCTGCTTCTCAACCTCGCGCTTGACCATGCCCATCGTCTGCTTGAGGCGCGCTTGAAGGATGTTGACCTTCGCCTGCTCGCCCTTGTTGCTCAGCTCTTCCTTCTTGGTGAGCACGATCGGCGCCACGAAGTCGCACCAGTTGTAGGTCGCGGTGCGCATCGGGTCCTTGACGGCCAGGTTGATGGCCTCGTACCCGGTGCTGAGCTGCGTCAGGGTGGAGTGGTCCGTCAGGATGACGGGGTGGTCCACGTAGGCGCCGCCGTTGACCTTCTCGATGGTGCCGGTGCGCTGCACCGCCTCAAGCAAGGGGATGATGCGGAAGGTGTTGTCGACTTCCTTGTCCCGCAGGATCTGGAGAGTCGACGCCAGAATGTCCTTCTGGATCGGCATGATTGGCCTCTAAACTGGTCAGTGGTGAAGGGGCGTGTCCCGCGGCGGGGGGCCACCTCAGCAGCGTGTCCTGTCGGGGCTGTGAGATGGCAGGAAGGTACTACACGCTCCGCGCCTTCGCAAGCGTTTGGTAGATTTCCCACGCGCTCGCCTTGGGGTCGATGCTCGGCTCGACGCGCCCACCCGCCACGCGCGGGCCGGTCGACACGTTGAGCGCTGCACGCTGGGCAGCGCGGCTCTCCAGCGCCACACGCTTGGCAGCCTCAGCCTCAGCAGCGCGGGACCGGCGCCCCTTGACTGCGTAGTACGCCGTCGAAAGGTCCAGCGCCGCGTTCTGCTTGAGCAGCGCGGCAACCTCCGTGCGGAGCGCCTTGTCGGCGCTCAGGTCAGGATGCTCGGCCATGAAGGACTCGTACCGCTGTTGCGCCTCAGCCTGCTGGCTCTGCTTCCGCACCGGCTCCAGCACCTCAGCCAGCCGCCGCTTGACCTCGGCCTCGATGTGCGCCGACAAGCTCTTCGGGTCGAACGGGTCGACCTCGCCCGCCACCGCCGGCGCCTCCAGCGCCTTGGCAATCTCGGGCGCCACCAGCGCCTTGCGCTGCGCCTCGATGGCCTTCTTCTCGGCCGCCAGCTCTTGCGTCTTGCGCGTCACCATCTTGCGCATCTCAGCCATCGCCCGCTGCACCTCGGGCGGCTGCGACGCGTAGATGCTGTCCCACGATTCCCCCTCTTTCAGCCCCTCAGGCTCAGGCGGCGCCGCCTTGGCCTCCTTGTCGGCGCGGGCCTTCTCCGCGCGCTCCACCAGATCGTTGATCTGCTTCTTCCAGGCAGGCTCACCCGTCAGCGTGGCGCCCTTGTCCTTCGGCGCAGCGGCCTCTGGCGGGGCGCCCTGCTGCAAGCTGGCGAGCGGCGCGCCGCCCTCCGCAGCAGTCGTGGTGGTCGAGGGGGCCGCCGGCGCAACGGCGGGGGTGGTGTCGCTCATCAGGCACGCTCCATCATCAGGCTGTCGGTGTCGTCCTCACCTTCGGGCGCCTCTTCCTCGGTCGGCAGGTCGTCCGGCGACGAGGCCATCATCGCCTTGAACTGCTCGTCCTTCGAGAGCGCATCCATCGCGCCGGCCAGCCGCGCCAGCCCGGCGTCGTTCTTGACCTCGCCCACGGGCGGCAGCTCGACGCCCATCTCAGCCGCCGCGTCCGTCGCCATCGCCAGCCCGCGCACAAAGTCGCCGGGCAGCTTGGTCGTGTCGCCGCTGAACTCGGGGTAGTCGCCCGGCTGGCCCATCGCCGTCAGCAGGCGGTTGAACGCGCCCACCGTCGCGTTGAGCGCCGACACGCTGAACTTGCCAGTCGGGGCGCCCTTCTCAAACGCATCCGACATGACCTGCTCTTTCTGAGCGCCCACGGCGCGCGCCTCTTCCGTCATCTGCATCGGGTCCATGTTCACTCCAGATCGTGTACGGGGAAAGTCTCGGCCGCCGCGATGGCAGCATCACCAGTCTCGCGCAGCGTGCGCGTGAACGTCGAAACCTGCGCCTCATGGCGCTCGTGCTCACGCGTGACGCGCCGCATCTCGGCCTCGACCTCTCCGTCCTCCAACTGGCGCAACCCGCGCTGGCGCATCACCGCCTCGCGGTGCTTCTCGTCGCGCAGCGTGACGCCCAGCCCCCGGTCGTGGAAGCCGTCCCACTTGGTATCGCCCCAGGACCATGCGGTGCGCGCCGGCATCGACACGCCCAGCCCCGCGCTCGCGCCGCACCGCTCACACGGCACCGGCTCGATGCGCTCAGCCATCGGGCGCAGCCGCGTTGTCTTGTGGCCCTGGGCGCACCAGTACTCGTAGATCGGCATCAGACCACCCCTCCAGGCGGCAGGACCTCAGCAACCCGCGTCGAGCCAGCCGGCATGCCGGCAACCTCTCCAGGCGCAGGGGGCGCCGCAATCTGCGGGCCGCGCTCCATGCCCGCCACGCCCTCGGGCGCCACCGGCGCCGCCATCGCAGGGGGCGCCGCCACCATGTCGGCCGGCAGGTCGAAGGACCGCGCCACCATCGCCAGCAGCTTGTCCGGCGCCACGCCCAACTTCTCCAGCAGCGGCAGCAGCGTCAGCAACTCCTGCTTCCTCACCGCCTCGCTCATCGGCGTGGTGCCCAGGTCGTGCGCAAAGATCTGGAAGTCGGCCAGCAGGTCCGCCGCCTCCATCTGGTACGCCTTGCCCTGCATCTGCACCAGCTCGCTCGTGTCCCCCATCAAGGTGGCCAGCATCACAAGGTACGTGTGCGCCGTTTGCGTGATGCACGCGTCGCGCGCCCGCGCCATGCGCCCAATCTCCGACGCCGTGTAGGCCGCCAGCGCCTGCACCTCGGTCGCGCTCGCCTTGGTCGCCTCGCCCCGCGTGAACGGCGCCAGCACCGACCCGCGCCCAAAGTCTGCGTCGACCTCGGCCAGATACCGCTCCAGCTCCACCGGCACCGGCACATGCGGGATCGGCGCGATGGCCCCCGCCAGCGTCTGCCCCGTGCTCAGCTCCACCTCGATGAACTCGCCGTCGCGCCCCTGCGCAATCTTCGCCATGCTCTCCGGGTCCAGCACGCCCTTCTCCACCATCCACTGCCGCGCCGCCTTGCGCACGCCGTTCGCCTGGAACGTACGGATGATGTTGGTTTCCGCCACTTGGTCGTACACCCGGCGCAGCGCCGAGTACCCAGCCAGCGGCTCGTCAGGCTCCGTGCTCATGTAAAGCGGCACCAGCGGCACCTTCACAACGCCGCTCACCGTGCGGAAAGGGATCGCCTTGAACTTCTCCCGCTCGCCCTCCCCATCGGCGCCCCCGTCGCCCACCTCCAGCGGCATCCCATCGTACAGCCACTGGTCGCGCTTCCAGTCGGGGCTCCACACCTTGAACGTCCCACCGTCAAGGTCGTACACCTCCACCACGAGGATGAAGTGCTCTTCGCTCGGCGGCGCCTGGTCCAGACCACCGCCCCGGTCGTAGCCGGCCCCGTCGCCGCGCCCCTCCACGCCATCTGTGATGTACCGCGTGAAGCTCCGCTCAGAGTACTTCTTCGCGCCGTAGCGCTCCTTCGCGTGCTCCACCGGCAGGTAGTACCGGTGCGCCACGAACCGCTGCATGTCCCAGGTTTCCGCCGTCGTGTCGACGATCACATCCCACGGCGCCACCGCCGCCACCGTCACCCGCTGCAACGGGTCGGGGTGCGGGCGCGTGCCCAGCTTGACCGCTGCGAACGGGTAGATCAGCGCCAGCCGCAGCGCGTTCTCCAGCACGGCGCGCACGCCATGCAGCCAAACGTTCGCCACCTCCTGCGCCACCTCGGGGTCGCCCGCCCCTCGCAGGTCCGGCTTCACCACCACGGCCGGGTCCTTCACGAACAGCGACGCCACGTAGCTCTCAATCAGCTCGTAGCCCCGGCTCGTCTCGATCAGGAGTTGGTCCGTCTCCCGTTTGTCCCAAAACCGCATCAGGTACGCGTTCCGCAGGCGCCGCATCTCCGCGCGCCGGTCCTCCCAGCGGTGGTCGTGCGCATCGTAGATGTCCGCGAACTGCGATGCCTTCATGTCGCCACCTTCCAAGGCAGAACCTGCCGCCTGATACGCTTAGCCCGCGCCTCTGTCAACCGCGCGTCCATGTAGTTGCCCATCTGCTCGCGACGAAACGCACGCGCCCCATCCTGCGTCGCCCGGTAGGCCAGGGCGCACGCCATCGCCATGTCGTCGTGCATCCCCACCGGCGCCTCAGGCGCCACCCGGCGCACCTCCAGCGCCTTCAACTCCGACAACGTGTGCTGGTCGAGCTGCGGGATCAACTCCGCGTCCACCGCCTCACGCAGACACTCGTACGCCTCCAGCTTGCTCTTGATGCTGGTGGTCCACGGCTTGCCCTCCCGGCTCGCCCACAGGCGCTTGTACCCCAGGCGCTCCAACTCCCGCAGCACCACATGCCCGTGGTTGTTCGCCTCCGCCAGCACCATCGCCTGCCCGTAGCGGAAGCCAACCTGCGCCACCCGCTGCGCCCACACATGCGGCGCCGTCGTGTTGGTGCGCTCGATGTACACCGGCGCCATCGTGGCGAGGCTCACCACCATCAGCGCCGAGTAGTCCTGCCCCAAACCGCCCGAAGTGTCGACGCCCATCACGTAGCGGTCGTCCTCGTCAGGCGGCGCCAGCTCGCGCTCCGCGCTGTCGAACCAGATGCCCTCGATCCGCTCCAACTTCTCCGGGTCGAAGAAGCCGCTGTCGCGCGCCAGGAACGCATCGTCGATGTTCGCCGGGTACTCGCGCCGGAACTTGCTCAGCCCCAGCGTCGTGACCTGCTGCCGGCGCCACCACAACTGCGCGTCGTCGAGGCCGTAGCGCTCGGCCATCTCTTCCTCTTCCTCCGACCGCTCGAAGTCGTCAGGAAGCGCCTCATCCCGGTACGCCGCGTGCTCCCACCACCAGTACGTGAAGAGCGCCCACCCGTTCTCCGGCGCGCCCATGATCAAGCGGTGGAACGCGTCGCCCGGCGCGTTGACCGTCGACTCAATGCACACCGGCCCGTCGCCCACCGCCGCCGTCGTTTGCGCCAGCACCTCGTCGGGGTCTACGTAGAACGCGAACTCCGACAAGTGGGCGCCGCTGAACGAGAAGGACCGCGTGCCGCCCGCCCCGCGCGTCGTGAACGACGAGCAGCCGGCCAGCGTGTCCCCGAACACCATGTCCTCCACCGTGTCGCGCTCCAATCGGCGCCGCAGGCCCTCGGGAAGCCCGCGAATCCATCGCTGGTCCATGCGCCGCAGCTCGCGGGCGCTCCGCTCGTGGAAGGACAGCACCGCGTATGTCTCGGGCGCCGTCGTGGCGTACGCCCGGTGGAACTGCCACGCGCGCACCGCCGTCGATACGCCCACCTGGCGCGCCTTGACCACGATCACACGGCGCCGCGTGTCCAGCAGGTCCCACAACCGGCGCTGCGCAGCGTTGGGAACGAAGGGGACGAAGCGCCCGGTGCCCTTGTCGCGCACTTGGAGCAGCTTGCAGAACGCCGTGCGGTCCCCGACGAGGCGCCGCACCTTCGCAGCCAGCTTGTCGGGCGCCCCAGGAGGCGACCACACGGTCTGAGGCGCTGTCATTCGCCATCTCCAAGGGCGTCAAGCGCCGCCGCGAGCTGGCGCATCTGCTTCTGGTCCACCGTGTCGTCCTCGAACGCTCGGCGCCCCTCAGTCACCACCCACTTGGCCAGCTCGACGGCTGTGCGGTCGCCCCGGCCCTCGGCCAACGTGTGCTCCATGACCGTGATGGAAGCCCGGATGAGGCCCTGGACGCGGGCCGATAGCTCTTCGGGCGTGAACGGGGCTCCGGGTACTGTCGAATCCTCAG